CAACAGTCCCGATAGATATCTGGACAAAAAATTTTGGCTGGATTCCAGCGACCGACTTATGTATGAAGGTAAAGCTCCACAGCTTTCTGAGACACAAGCCGGCAGGATGCCAGCGTTCTTTGAACATTCTAATGTCAATCTCCCTCAATACTCTTAAGCTACACAACGAACGTGTAGATGACCTACTTAAAAAAGTAGAAGACAATTTTAAATGGCAACCCGTCCATCCCAAAGAACCAATCGAATCAATCATGTACCGTGCTGGTCAAGCCAGCGTGGTCGAATACATTAAACAACTTAACGAAGAGGACTAAATTATGTGCGGAGGCAATGATAGACCTGATCCACCAGAGCCAATGGCACCATCGCCAGCGTTAAAAACGCCAGCTCCAGTGAGAGATATACCAACACCTGAAAGGATCGAAGAAGAAGAAGATCCTAATATCATTACAGGTAAAAAGCGTAAAAAATTAAAGGTCGATACAATACGTAAAGGTGTAAAAGTCTTTGACGCTATTGACCCAAGTATGAATACTGGTACACCTGATCAAGGTATACCTAAGATTAAATAAAACCATGTGTGCAATAGGAAGACGAAAAAACACAAGTGCACCTGCCGTAAGTCCTGCAGCAAAAATTGCTGAGGCAATACCTACAGGAGATAGCATGAGTACTTCTAAAAAAGTAGGAGACAACTTGTCGCAAACAGCACAGAACTTAGGAAGCAATAAACAAAAGTTAACAGCTTCAGACAATTACCAAGGATAGAATTATGTGTGGTGGAGGAGGAGGACCAATGCCTAAACCTCTTACAAAAGAGGAAATGATAGAGGCTACGGACAATCCATTTGAAAACCCTGTGTCAGGTGTTACAGCACCGTCATGGAAAACAGATACAAAAACAAAAACAAATAAAAATAAACTGACAGCTTCAGATAATTACAAAGGATAAAAATGAAAGCACGTGACAGATACACGCAACTCTCTAGAGGTAGATCACAGTTCCTTGATACCGCAGTTGAGTGTTCAAGATTAACGTTGCCTTATCTTATACAAGAAGATCTTAGTTCACGACCAACTCATCAGAAGTTACACACACCATGGCAATCCGTGGGCAGCAAGTGTGTTGTCAATTTGGCAGCCAAACTTATGCTTGCATTGCTACCACCACAGACAAGTTTTTTCAAATTACAAATTAGAGATGACAAGTTAGGTGAAGAAATACCAAGAGAGATAAGAAGTGAATTAGATTTATCATTCTCCAAGATGGAAAGAATGGTTATGGATTATATTAATGCCTCTAGCGATAGAGTTGTTGTCCATCAAGCACTTAAACATTTAATTGTTAGTGGTAATGCATTAATATTTATGGGCAAAGAAGGTCTCAAAAACTATCCCTTAAATCGTTACGTAATTAATCGTGACGGAAACGGAAATGTTTGTGAGATCGTAACAAAGGAACTAATAAGTCGTAAGATTTTGGCTATGGATCTGCCAGAACCTTTACCTAACTCTCCCGGAGACGATGGTTACAAGACAGGATCCGATGATCAAGACGTAGAAGTGTATACATACGTCAGACTCGATGACAATGGTAGATGGGTATGGCATCAAGAAGCTCTGGATAGAATTATCCCCGGCAGCCGCAGCACCGCTCCTAAAACTGCTAACCCTTGGTTAACGCTTAGGTTTAATACAGTAGACGGAGAAGATTATGGACGAGGTAGAGTTGAGGAGTTCTTAGGAGATATTAGATCTCTCGAAGGATTGTCTCAGGCACTCGTAGAAGGCTCTGCAGCAGCAAGTAAAGTAGTTTTCCTTGTATCGCCATCTAGTACTACCAAACCAAAGACTATAGCCGATGCTGGCAATGGTGCAATCGTTCAGGGTAGACCTGAAGATGTAGGTGTAGTTCAGGTAGGTAAGACAGCTGACTTTAGAACAGCAGCTGAACAAATAAACAATCTTGAACGTAGAATTAGTGATGCTTTCCTTCTGTTAAATGTAAGACAGAGTGAAAGAACCACAGCTGAGGAGGTACGCCTTACTCAAATGGAATTAGAACAACAGCTCGGCGGCTTATTCAGCTTGCTCACGGTTGAGTTCCTAATACCATATTTGAATAGAACCCTACATATCTTACAACGTAACAGAGAGTTACCAAAGATACCTAAAGATTTAGTACGTCCACAAATTGTGGCAGGTGTTAATGCGTTAGGTCGGGGACAGGATCAACAGAGTTTAATTATGTTTATCCAAACCTTGACACAAACGTTAGGACCTGAGACAATAGGACAGTTCCTAGATCCCGGTGAATTTATTAAACGTCTAGCTGCAGCTCAAGGTATTGATGTTCTTAATTTAGTTAAGACTCAAGAAACTATGGAGCAAGAGAGAATGCAACAGCAACAAATGATGCAACAGCAATCTCTAATGGAGCAAGCAGGACAATTAGCTAACTCACCATTAGCTGACCCAAGTAAGAACCCAGCAGTAGGTGAAGCCATGAGTGCTGGAGCCGATCAATTACAAAACAATGCAGAAGAACAAACCATCCCGTCCCCAGAAGGTGGCTAAGAAACCACTACCTGAGGTAAGTAGACCAGAAACTCTGGTTGATAAAAATGAAATAGCCAAGCCAACTAAGTTTACAGCTAAGGCAAACATAGGACCTGATCCTGACTTAGTTACTACTGTTGGTCTTGGTAATTTAAAAGTAACCACCGCTAAAGGATACAAAGAATGACAGAAAAACTAACGTATGATCCTACCCCAGCTGATGCTCCAGAATTTTCTGAAGACGAACAGAACTCGTTAGAAGTTGCAGAGAAACTCCAACAAGAAGAGGCTGAATTATTAGCAGGTAAATTTAAGAATGCTGAAGATCTTGAGAATGCATACTTAGAACTACAAAAGAAACTAGGATCTGATGAAGCTACTGAAGAAGAAGCAGAGACAGAAACTACGAATGTAGATAGTGATGCATACAACGACGACGGTACAGTTAACTACGAATCAGTTAACACTCAGTATGGTGATAAACTAGGAGCACTATTCCAAGAGAACGGTGTAGATCCATGGGAGATCAGTAAACATTTCCACGACACTCAAGGAGAAATAACTGATGACATGTATTCTACATTAGAAAAGACTGGATTATCTAGAGCTTCTATTGATTCATACCTAGCTGGTAGAGCAGCTGAGTCAGGGTATAATGCACCTGAACAACCTGATTTAACAGATGCAGAAGTTACAAAAATACATACTTCTGTTGGAGGTGAAGCACAGTATGGTAGAATGCTAGACTGGGCAAGTGAAAATTTAGAACAAAAAACTTTAGATGCATTTAATTCTATGATAAGCAATGGAAATGCTGACGCTGTTCAGATTGCAGTTGATGGATTAAAAGCACAGTATGAAAATGCAGAAGGTTACGAAGGTAAAATGCTAACAGGCAAACCAGCAAAAACATCTAGTGATGTATTCCGTAGTCAAGCAGAAGTAGTACAAGCCATGTCTGACCAACGGTACGACAGGGACCCTGCCTATCGTCAGGACTTATACGATAAACTTGAAAGATCTAACATACAATTTTAATTATGTCTAAAGCGTATGACCCATCTGCACGTATTAATACAATGCAGGTGAAGTATAAAGTAAATGCTACAGGTGATCGTTGGTTTATTCCTTACAATGATAACGGAACTACAACAGAGCAAGTAGCACAATGTAAAAAGCAAGTTGGCAACACAGCCGACGGCACAGACGCAGGAGCAGAACAGTAATGGCACCAATGGGCAAAGGCACTTACGGAAGTAAGAAAGGTAGACCACCTGCTAAAAAGTCTGCAGGTATTTCTAAACTACCTAAGGCTGTTCAGAAAAAAATTATGGGACCTAAGAAAGGTAAGAAGTAATGTCTATGAAAGGACATACAGTTAAAGGAGGTCAGAAACGTTCCGTAAAACAAGGAGCTGGTATGACCCAGAAAGGGGTTAATAAATATAAACGAGATAACCCCGGATCTAAATTACAAACAGCTGTTACCGGCAAAGTCAAACCCGGATCTAAAGATGCTGGTCGCAGAAAATCTTTCTGTGCTAGATCTAAAGGATGGTCAGGACCTAGAGGTAAGGCAGCTAGAGAACGATGGAAATGTTAACATGGCAAAACGACCCGGATTATATGCAAACATCCACGCTAAACGTAAACGTATAGCTGCTGGATCAGGTGAAAAGATGAGAAAGAAAGGTGCACCCGGTGCTCCTACTCCTAAACAATTCACCGACTCTGCTAAAACAGCAAAGAAACCAAACAAAAAAAGCCTAATGGCTTAACCACTTCGTGGCGACCCGAACGATCGTCCTCGCCACAGGTATTTTCACCACTCTTATTACAACTATGATTACTTCCGAATACGGCAAGCAAAACATACATGCAAACGAAACTCCTCCGAGAGTTATCCCTAATTACCCCATAAACAAAAACCCTATCATGACAAACGAAGCAGAAAGATTTAACGGCTGGGCAGCTATGCTCGGATTTGTAGCAGCAGTCGGTGCCTACATCACAACTGGACAAATCATCCCCGGTATATTTTAATGGCAACAATTACTC